GATACCACTGAAATCAACGTTGCTTAAATCAAGAGTTGGAAATCCAAGAAATCCAATACCTCCAAACTCAAGCCCGCCCGACTTACGAACAGCCTTAGCGTCCCTCATCTGTTTAGACGAAATAGAACCCTTCTTGGCTACCGTACGCACACCAGCTGGAGCCTTAGATGCTGGTTTGTTGGTTCTTACAATAGGTTTAGCCATTATCGTCTCTCACTACTAGTACGTTCAGCGCGCTTGATCTTATCAAGAACCTTGTTTGCAAGAGCTTCCTCATCCATACCAGCACTCGCATTCACTTCAATGGTGTAGTAGTTGCTTGTGGAGCCACCACCACTACCGCCTCCGCCAACATAGGAAGAAGAAGAGTCACCAACAGGTGGCACAACATGAAGATGACGTTGTTCTCCTGGGCCTCCGTGAAACTCTGCGAAACCACCAGCTTCTTTCACATTCTGTGAGTATGAAACAAGGTTGTCACCTGTGAGGTCAAAGGCTCGACCTGTGATGTGATCTGAGTTCATTGAACCAACGTTTGTGTTTCGGATACCCGAGGTGATGAGGCGTTTCCCTGGTGTCATTGCGTTGAAACTGCTGTGTGCAGCGAGGGTGCGACTGAAACGAGAAGTTGTTGTGTCGCCTGATCCTGATCCTGATCGTGGCATTTGCATCCACTCTTTCTGCTGATCAGTTAATTTATCTCCCCATCCATTTGCTGCGCCGCCAGGAACTGCTGGCACTACAGAAGTTGTCACAGGAACAGCAGGGGCGGGCTGTCCAGTCAAGGCGGCCCTAATTGCATCCGCAGCATAAGTTCCTCCGGTTTGCATGGCTTGCTGCATGGCTGATGCTGAGTTCTGCATTGTTCCGCCAAGCACTGTTTGAAGCTTGCCCATTGTTTCTGGAGTTACTTCAAGTCCTTGTTCTTGAAGCCATTTGGCTAGATCTGTTGTTCCAGTTGATAAAGCTTGAGCAATTGGTTTACCACTAGAAGCAGCTTTCAAAGCAATTTCTTGCATCTTGTCTTCAAAGTCCTTGTTGAACTTGCCGTCAAACTGCATACGTGCAAATGGGTCTGTCTTTGAGTTATTTATCTCGTCAATCATTCCACCAGAACGATTACCCTCTGCATCAACTTCTCCGTAGATGGAGTTCTCAAGTTGAGAAATTACATTCTTGGCTACGCCACGCTTCTTTGCTTGCTCAAGCACCGCCAAGAGCTGATTCTGAAGCATCCCATTCTCGCCAGCTTTGCCAGTAAGTTGCTCAAACGAAACATTCCCTGCTGAAAGTTCAGACATTGAGTTGTTGATTATTTCGTTGAGTGTTTCACCAGCAACTCTCGTGCCTTCAGATGCGCTAACAGTTCCCTTTGTGCTAAGCAGTGTCTGAAGTTGAGTTTCAAGACGGCTACGCGACTCAGCAACAGCCATATCTGCCTGCGTCTTACCAAACAATGAACGACCGAAACGTCCAGCACCATTAGATATACGTGTTGCGGTATCTCCAACCATCCCAATGAGTTTGTTGAAGTCCAGAATGCCTGGAACCACATCAGAAAGCGAACGACCCGTCTTCTTGAATAAGTTCGCTACTTGATCCATAGAGATACCAAGACTCTCAGTTACATCACTAGTCTTCTTACTGTTTGCGCTGAAATGCTTCTGCTTAGTAGTAATTTCCTTCAAAGATCTTGCGTAATCTTCACCAGCGGCAGCAGCATCAGGATATTTCTCCTTCAATGCATCTAGGTCTTTATTTAACTGTGCAATGTCTCCGTCATACTTTGAACCAGCAAAGGCTTTAAGTGCTCCTACTGCGTGTTTATCGTCGCCCTTTCCGCTCATAGAGGCGAGAGTGGCAGCAGAAGCTCCTCGAGCTTTCAAGAACTTCTGGGCGTATTTCTCAATTATGTCGTCTTCGGAACCGAGATCTTTACCATCAAGTGTTCCGCCCTTAAACTTGAATGCTTCCTCTGTTCGGCTTGTCTTTCGGGTGACAGTTTCCTGCTTGACAGAAGTGGCGCCAGTTTCTTTCTTCAGATATGCAACAAAGTCTTTCTGTATCTTTGCTTGAGCTGCCACCTTCTTGGCTTCTTGTTTCTTAATCCTGGCTTCTAGATTGGTACTTGACCCAGCTACAAGTTGATCAAGTCCCATCCTCTCCCGATTAGCAGCGTCTCGAGCTTGAACGAAATCATCCTGAGTGTTGAACGTTCTTCCATCAAAGATTGCTGATCGCATATTTGCTGCTGATGTTTGTCGGTTCTGATCCCGAAGCTTCCCAGCATTTCTGTAGGCAGAGATACCACCAATCAGACCGCCGCCAATAGCACCGATGGCCATACCCCAAGGGCCGAAAGCAGCACCCATAGAAGCACCCATACCGGCACCACTCAAAGCCCCACCAGCAGCGGCCATACCTTGATTTGTTCCAGCTCTCTGTTGAATGTAAGAACCAAGCATCGTTGCACCAACAGTTGCGGCCATACCGCCCGCTGCTTTACCAAACTGTTTCGCCGAATCCTTCACGAATGCTTTAGCCTGGGTCTTGCCAGCCAATTTCGCCGCCGCATCAGCATCTTTCCTAATTTGCGCTCTCGTAACAGGATCCTTGTGTGCGCCGCGAATCGTGTTCATATCACGTGCTCGCTTCAGGGCTTCTTTATCGTCAACCGACATTCCCGTCTTTGTATCAATGTAGCCACCCATCATTGGATCCTTCTTTAATCCAAGAAGATGAGGGTTTGACATCAATCTCTTATCTTCGGCATGCGCGTCTCTTAGCGAGAATCTTGCATGATCACCGAAACTGGTTGAATACCCGCTTTGGTAAGCAGCACCCGCACCCTTTGATGACCCAAGTACCGACAAACCAAACCCCATACCATTGCGCATGTTCTGAGAGAACTGTCCACCACGTTGACCCGATAACAAAGCGGCAGGAAGAACACCAGCACCAGCAGCACGATTGGCTTTGTAATTAGCATTACTTGTAGCTGCAGCTTGCGTCCTTGCGCCGAAACCAGACATGCCCATCATCAACGGCATTGCGAGCATTCCGAGAGGGCCAGCGCCCATACCCATACCGCCAGCCATCATGGCGGCACCAGCAGCACCCTTACCGCCCATCTTTCCTCTGCCACCCATCATCTTGCCCATAAGCAGAAGAGGGAGAAGCATCTTGAACGGGCCGCCCGTAAGGCTCGCAACAACACTGCTTAATCCGAGGAACATCTGAAGGATTGGTGCCAAGACTGCCTTCAACTGGAACAAGCCATCAATGACGTTGTGAAGGATGTCGCCAAAGTTCTCAATAGCAACAGTGAACCCACTGAGGCTTTGACCCTCAATAAGACCGTTGAACTTTGTCAGTGCATAAACAAGGTTCTCTCCGATTACTTTCGCAATCGGTTTCAGAACACTCTTGTAAAGCTTGTCCCAGCCTGCTGTGAGTTTCGTTAATGCACCACCCATGCCGCCAAAGAAGTTACGGATGGCAAGACCCATGCCTCTAATCTTGTCGCCCCAACCTAGGATGTTGGGCATGTTGGCGTTGATTGAGTTTGCGAGTTTGTCAAACATCCTCGTGATGATGTTGTTGTTTGCGTCACCAATCTTGAACAACTGAGGGAACACCTTCTGAAGCGTTCCGTTAATCTTCAGAACAAATGTGCTGATTTCGCGTTCAACCAAGTTGATTGGCCCCTGGAACGTCTTCAAGAACGGCTCACCAAGACGCGTTAACTGTTCCTTAACCCCTCTGAACGAAGCCTTCAACCTTCCGATAAGAGTGTTGTTGATCTGCTCAAGAGCCCCGTTGAAAGGAAGTAAAGCTTTGAGTTTGCCTTCGTTGACAGCAGCGAAGAACTTCTGATACGAGACCGTTCCGGCTTTGGCCGCAGCAGCACCCTTTGCGGTTCCACCAGCCATCTCATCGAAAGCCTTAGCAAGCATCGGAGCCGACTGTTGAAGTTCTGCGTAGGTCTTAGCAGTAATCTTCTTGTCTTTCTCCGCCTGCATCATGGTCTTCTGGATTTCAGCAAGTTTCTTGGGGTCGCCCATTGCGTAGTCGGCGTACCGTGCAAGTTGGTTACGGAAAGCTGCGTCAATCGTCTTGCCCTGGGAAGCGGCTGACTGAATAATGCTTCCCATTGTCTTTGCGTCAAACATTGCGAAACGCCTATCCGCATAGACAGCGTTCGTTTGTGATCGAGACTCTTTCATCCCGCCCATCAACGGGGCCATGGTTGCAGCCTGTAGTTCCCGCATAGCAGCCAGAACCGTACCTATGGCCGCTATGGCGACCCCTGCCGCGGCTCCAGTCCCCCTTAGGAGGGCGTGGAAGCCTTTCATGGCGTACTGCCCTGCTATGAGGGCTAGTTTCATTGCTGCGAGTGCTGCAGTAAATCCAAGGAACTCAATGCCAGCAAACTTGGCAAACTTACCAAGCCTTCCAAACATATTCTTGAGGGTCTCACCAGTCTTAGCGAGCTTGTCGTGATCACCAGACAGCCTCTTGCTAGTTCTAGACATATTGTCAAGGTCGTTGTTGAACGACTTACTAGCACCAGAAGCACCCTTGGAGGATTGCTCTAGTGCTTTGAGACGCTTCTCTAACGCCGCTAAACGGGCTTCAGCACCAGCATCATCAACATCTACTTTGATGTTTACGTTGGCGGTCGCTCCGCCTCCAGTCATGCTCATTGCTAGTCACCCCCTCCGTTAGTTAGGACGGCAACCACAAGCTATTTAGCCTTCATTTGCTTGGCTTGCTCTTCATGGTCGCGCGATATGACTTTAGCACAGGCGACTCTTAGCAACCACAGATGCTCCGATGAGTCAAGTACCGAAATCGGGTCTATGTGGAATGTCTCTGCGACTCTCGCCGAAGAGACTATGTAGGGATCTTCAAGCAGCCACTCTATGGCTGCTTCGTAGGGTCCACCTGTTCGACGCTGTCGTTGAATCCTGCAGCCTCCATGATCGCCAGAGCTGTAGCTTCAATGTGTGGCTCAACAACATAGATTGAACGAATTGCGTCCTGGACTCGATCTGCGCCAACCATGTTCATGATTTCTTCAGAACCGAAAGTTACAGGCTCTGTGTTCTTGTCGGTGACAATTTCGTTGTCAATAAGGATTCCAGAGCAAGTGTTAGCGAGTACATAGCAAGCGAACTTGGTTGCGTCCATGCCGTTCTTTGTGTCTTCACCAGAGTTACGTCGCCATGCGCGAACTTGATTCTGGTTGATGTTTGGCGAGTAACGAATGACCATTGATGGGCGTTCCGGAACCTCAAGGTGAATCTCGGGTCGGCGTACCTTCTTGGCTAGTTCGCTCTTTAACCTGTCAAGAACATTGTTGCTCTCAACTTTGGCCGTGTAAAGCTCGTCGTCAGTATTGAAGTCCATAGTGTTATTCCTCCGTAGTAGTAAGCAGCCTGTTTGGGCTGAACAAACCATACCACGAGGATGACCCTGTGGGGACTACTAACTTGTGGCTGGGGCTGCAGCTACTGGAGCGGCTGGAGCGCTACTTGAGTCTGTTGACGAACTTACAGCAAATGTCAAAGAGAAGGTAGCAGGACCGCCCGATGAGGCATCGCCGTCTGGCTCTGTGATGTTTACAAGAATGCAATTCTCGTATTTGCGAGTGTAACCAGTCTGAACTCCGTCTGCGTCAAGGGTGATGATTTCAACCCTGAAGTACTTCTTGCCAACCTTGTTTCTGTATGTAGAAATCAACGGGGCGTCAACTAATGGGTCGTAATGGCGAGTAACCGTTACATCGCCAACTTCAATAACTGAAGGGAGAACTTCGGGGAATGTTGATCCGCCGTCGTAAACCTTCTCAACAGAAGCCTGCACTTCACCACCAGAAACCTGGGAGAAGTATGGACGCGTAGTTGACGAGAACTGGTTGAGTACCTCGGCCGTACCACCCATGCCGGTTAAAGAGATGACTTTAGCGACTACTTGTCTTTGGGAAATCTTTGCCATTGTCTGTTGTTCCTTCTGTTACAAAGCCGTCGTCAAGGACGACTTGGTGATTGTGAGTGTGATCAGGTCAGCAACACCAGAAACACGCACACCGATGGAAGCACTAATCTTCCCCTCAGCAAGTGCAGTAACTGGATTGAGAGAATCCGACACGTCGACGCGATAACCACGGTCAATGTCGTTACCAAACGCATCAACCATTGCGTAAACGCCACCCTTGTTCTTGGTGTTCTCCATGATTGTGGTCAAAGCAGAAGCGATTGACCCAAAGAGTGTCTTCCTGCTGTCAATTGTTGAGAACACAAACTCCTCAAGAGCCTTCTCGGACTCGGAAGCGATTTGGTTAACCGTGTCGCGGTACGTGATGTACCTCCAGTTTCCAGTGTCATTTGAAGCAGAACGGGCACCATAGATGCGTACCTGACCATCAATAACCCGGATTGCGTTCACTTTGCCTTCATCAAGTGCATTAGAGATGGTCTTTGGAACCTTCGTTGTTGCACCGTTTGAGGAAAGACCTACGACATACCGTGCAGCTGATGCAATTCCTGCACCTGGCTTCCAAGGCCCACCAACTCCAATGACTTGGCGTGCCCTTGCTGCAGCAGCGTAAGACTCAGGACTGATTACCCTTGTTGATCCGAGACCGTCAGGAACCACAACTTGTGGCCAGAAGAAAGCAATATGGCTTGCATTTGTCTTGTCTGTAGCTGTGCTTCCACCGTAGTTACCTGCTGCTGTGATCGCTGAGGTGTAAGAGGTTGCTGCACTAAAGCTTGCAAATGCAACCCTACGAGTTGCTACTGCATGAGCAAGAAGACCATCCCAGATTGTTGATCCGTAATAACCAGGGGCTGCTACGGCACCAGTACCGAACTCTTCTGAGAAATCATCAAGAGCGGTAACTACTGTTGCGTCAACAATGGTGTCAGTGTCGGCATCGCCACCAGTGAGTGTTACGTCATGGCTGTATGGGATGTCTTCTGAAGCACCTGCGGTTGCTACAAGAATGTTTGGAATTGCTGCGTTGATGTCAGCAATTGCGGCTGCACTGGTTTCGTATCCTGCGCCAGCAAAGATTTGAGCACCATTGAGTGTGATTGTGATTGAGAACTCACTACCAGCCTTTACAACTTCGGCTGTAATTCCTGTTCCCCAAGAGCCAGGGTTGGCGGCGGTAAGGGTGATGGCGGTATCTCCACCACTAGCGTCAAGAAGGTTTCCTGTTGATGTCGTCGGTACAGTTCCTACAAGCCTGTTAACAACGGCACGAATACCGCCCTCTTCAAAGAATGTCTGAACATGCTGATACAGCTTGCCGTCACCTGTGTAGTCACCGTATTCGGCAACAAACTCGGCCATACTCCTGACAACGAATGCGTCGGTACGACCGCGCTCTGCAATACCCACAATAAACAGCGTGCTGCTTGGGGCCTGTTCTGCACCGGCACCGCCGATACGAACACCTGTGTTGACGACTACGCCCGGCATTAGTTCTCCTTCGCCACTTTGTTCTTTGTGGATTTCTTGGTCTTGGTTTCTTCGCCTTCAGCGTCAGAATCTTCTTCCGCTGTAAGGTTCGCTTCTTCTGCTTCGTCAGCAACCGCTTCTTCTTCGAGTTTGACCTCGGGTTCCGATTCTGTTACTGGCTCTGGTTCGGGAGCTACGACTGGTTGCTCAGGCTTTGATGCCGAAGTATCCTGCTTTGAGGACAATAGCACCACAGCACCACAGTTGAGTGCAGAGGTCAATACCTCATCATTGAGTTCTACTTCTGCCGAAGAACGTGCGCCAACAGAACGCCCGCTTGAAGAGATCTGAACGCGTTCTTGCGTCACATTGAAGATTGTTCCTGTGGCCATGCCGGCAATACTAGCCATTAGTTTGCTTCCGTCCGTGAAAGCACAGAAAGATCAACCGTAAGTTCGTTGGGATTCTCAACAGTTGGAACATACCTTGGCTTACGAGTAATTGCCTCATTTAGGTTCAAGGTGTATCCAAGAAAGGCTCCACAGATTGCTCTATCGCCCTTTACATAGGTGATATCCGAGAACTCTTCCCTCAGTGTTGTCTCGTCAAGAAGGAGATCGTGATCTTCATCATCCAAAGAAATAAGTGATGCCCTATCAAGAAGGGCCGCTCTAATAACCGTAGTCAGTCTGTCCCGTGATTCTGTTGCAAGTTCAGCATGATCCTGCCTGACCCAGATGTAAGTCCTCATATTGTACGACACTCTGTACACAGGGTTCAGACCATCCACATAGTCAATCCTGGTCATTGACGGGGTTGAAAGACTCACCGTTATCACCATCGGCCAATGATCCAAAGACGGAGGCTCGTAGGAAAGGTACTTCTCGGGAACAGGAAGCCTGTCCGAATCAAGATTCCAAAGGTTTCTATACCCAACAATCCTGTCAGGCAAATCACCCTCAAGATAAGAAGAGACATATTCCTTCGCTGTCCAAGGTCCAGACATCATGGCAGAAGCGCCTTCAAGTCGTTGGCGTAGGAATCAGGGACGATGTGTGCCCTAATCCTGCGAGCCATGAGATCAGCAAAGCCAGGCGGTTCAAATACGATTTCGCGTTTAGGAAGATTGCCTTTGCGACTGCCGTACTGATGGAACGAGGCGATTTCGCTCTCAATGGTGAGTGTCGCATCTCTTGCGCCAACATCACCCCTGCCCATAAGGACAGCAGTTCTGAGTGTTCCGTTATTAACAAGGATTGGGGCGAAAGGTGGTATCCCATTCTCTGCTCGCCATGCCGAGGTGGCCGGCGCAAGTGGTGCCCAGCCTCCGACCATTGACCCAGAAGAGTCAAAGTTATTACCGAAAGCAGTACGAAGAAAGGCAATACCTTCCATGAGTGGTTCACGGTACGAACCCATGTTCCGCCTCATTGCGGCTAGTTCGCTGGTGTCCACATCAACGTTGACCTTGATGGTCGTTGAACTCATATTTGCTTGCGCCTCAACGGATCAAGATTGCGTTTCTCCGCCTCGGTCAAACCAACCTCGGCGATTGTTGCTGCTCTGTTCTGGAAGTCTTTGAGACCGACGACATCGTCTGTCATGTTCTGCATCTCTCGAGCGGCCATACGCAGAATTACCTGCTTTACATGGGCATTTGGTGCCATTCCTGCGTTGTAGGTGATGACAATCTTGTCCCCAGACCAGACGGAATAGATGTCAAGACCCCATTTCCTTACGAGGTAATGGTCATTGGGTTGCAACTCCAACGGAGGGGTTCCTTCTGCACCATTGAAGGCATACACAAAGACGCTTTCAACATCAACAATGGGAGCATTTGGAAGATGCAACTGAAACGGTGGTCGTAGAACAGGAACGATTGAGTTGGCTGTATCTAGGGTTCTGTCGTAGAAATATGACTCCGTGTTCACCCAAAGGTTGTCCTCAGGGATTACATACGTGTAGACAAACTCGTTGACCTCTACGGGTCGGCTAAGGAAAGTCTCAACCTCGGCCTGTGCGCCAGCAAGCACGAGTTCGGCAGCGTCTTGCTGTCGGTTCGTGAGCGAACGATCCATATAGGCCGTAAGTTCCCGTACGGAGACGATCATCTACGACCTTCTACTTCTTCTTGTTGCTACGAAGCTTTGCTGCTGCTCCACGCAAGATACGCGAAAGTGCGCCACCACGACCTTGTTGAGCCTTTGGGGTGCGCGGTGCGCTTGTGTTCTTTGGTACCCGTGGTGCTTGAGGTCCTCTTGGAGTCCTTGTGGTTCCTGGGGCTGGAGGCACATTCGGCCCTGTAGCAGGAGGACCTGTTGGTGGTGGGAAAGCTGGAGATGGTGCGTTTGGTGTCACAAGACTGTCCAAGTAATCCGTGCCATAGCCAACGGGGTTTCCGTCTCCGTCATAGACAACGCCAGGACCGTAAATAATCGGTGCCCTCTCGGTGTCTGTTCCTCGTCTTCCTGGTGGCATATCCAACTCCTTCGTAAGGGCTCTAGTGCCTACAACCGTACCATTGTGCAGGAGTTGGTGACGAGAAGGTCAGTTGTCTCTGTTGACTGGCCTCTCGAAACGCATCTCGCCGGCAATCGCTGATCCAGGCTTCGGAGCCTCTACTGGTATCCAGCCACGTGAGTAGGTGTGTTCCTTCAGGGACTTCTGCTTCACATAGGAGCCGTCAGCGAGGATTTCAAACTCTTCCCTCGTCATGACGAGAAGACTCTTCAAAGTTTGATCATCGTATTTGCGCGATGCTCTGATTGTCTTGAGAAGGTTGGATGTCTTCTTAGCAACAGACATTCCTTTGGATCTATTCAGCCTGATGTGCATCATCATTGCGTCAACCTCATCGCAGGAAACCCAAACGACAGGAACTTCACTGCCGAATCTTGCCTGTACGCCTTTGTTGTCTTTGGCGATAACCCAACGCAGGTTCCCATCAATGATGGTTCTATCTTCGGCCCTGACGATGATTGGCTGTAGCCATCCCCAGTCGGTCATTGACTGAATCAGCGACCTCTCATCGGGACGCAATAAATGGCTAGTAGACCATGGTGCTGGTCGTAGCGAATCAATTTCTACGGTTTCTATGTTCACGAATCCTCGTCCATGAAGCATCCACATGTTCCCCAATCGTCTTTGTCAAACATCTGTGGTGCATCCTCTATCTGTGTACGGAAAGCCTTCAATGTCAATGGGAAGGTTTCCTTGTTTACGGTCTTCTTGAGAATCGCAACGTTCTTTCCAAGCATTACTCGCGTCTTCTCTTCTTCTGCTTCCCATTCCAAGTATCTCGGTTTATTCCATTCAAGCAATAGTTTCCAAGAAGCCTGTCCTCCGCGAACACAGGCCCCGCCACAGTTTGCATGACTGAAGCCTGCAGCGTAAAGACGTGGTGGTTCTATTCCCATACTTCGGAACTTCTCCAGAAGTGCGTACTTCTCTATGTATGGCGCATCCATCATTGGTGCTTCTATCTTCCATGGAAGCCACAATGGTTCAGCCTTCTCGAAACGATGTGGTTCTGTCCAGTCAAATCCAAGGTAGATGATTGATGACTCTGGTGGACAGTTGTGTTTAATCCACTTATTGAGAGCTTCTCTCTTGAGGATTCTTGAACAGACAGCAAACCTGTTGTTTGGCACAACACGCTGATCACGCCCAACCTGCATCGGATTTCTGCCGTCTCTAATTATGATCCACTCCCACCGTGGGGAAAGTGCTTTGACCACCTGTTCGGCGAAACGCCAGTTATCTTCGTCCTCCACCATTGTGTCGGCAGTCAGCAGGACAAGCCTGTCCTCTGGTTGTGCTTGCTCTTGTACACGGAAAGCCACTTCGGCACTCCCTGCTCCTGTGGAGAACTGTACGCATCTAACTATTCCTGTCATTTCTCTACCCTTCTGTAAGTCCTTGATTGTATGTCTGTTCGGCGGCTGCCCGCTTCTTCCAGTCCTTAGTCTTTGGCCCAACTGGTCGAGCAGAAGTGTTATGAAACTCATTCATAATTAGATTTCTGATTAGCCACGACAACGGGTATGAGACCGGGTCAAGAATGTGCTTCTTTCTGTAGTCAGCAACAAAGGCTAACGCAACAGTCCTAATCCCCGGAGTGAGCATGTTCTCGTTAATGCAACGCTTAACACCATCCCAACCCTGATCTGCGTAGTCGTCAATGTACGCATCAACATCAAACTCAGGCCACAACCTGTGCTGAGCATCAACCTGGGGAAAGCAGTCATAGAGAGTGTCAAACCATGCAGGTTCTGCTGCCGTATAGTCGCGCAACCTTCTGATACTTACTGAGTGGAGCGGGATACCGACGCGTTGTACTCCACCAACCATTGCGGCAAGGTCGTAGTACTCACACCATTCGGCACCGTGTTCTTCGCTGATGAACTTCAACACGTCAGCCGATATCCAATCGTAGATAGGTTTCGCAAACATCAACGGGATTGACTTCTCAAGTTTGTATGGACGAGTGATGTAGTTCTCGTTGAGCTTGTTTACAACAGATCTAAATCTCACCATTGACTCGTTCGCACGAACACCAGTAATGAAAGCCGTACGACCCTTCTTGCCTTGCATTGTGTAATAGTCAATTGCTTCAGGGATTGCTTGATAGTTGCTTAGACCGAAATGTCCTGCATGGATAGCCCATGGCGGCATCTCCCTAACAAGCCTTCCTTGCTGTTGGCGCATACCAGACCAAAGCAATACATATTCTCGCTTACCTAGAACCCAGCATTCTTGCCCAACCGGAAGGCAGTACCACTCCATATCAACCCAGTCGTAGCTACGAACTTTGTTGATGAAATCAATAACTACTGGACTGACCATCTCTTCATCTCTGAAGATGACTTTGACGGGGCCAAGACCACGCGCCTCGTGAATCTCCTTAGCGAGATACAAAGCAGCAGTTGAGTCTTTGCCACCAGAGAACTGAACACAAACCGTGTCGAAGGTGTCGTAGATGTGTTTCATCCTCTCGCGCGCCGCGTCAACACATGACATATCAAGAAACATTCTTTGCCTAGCCATCAGTACTTACCTCTTCATCTGCCTGTTCCCATGTCATGCCGTATAGGACTTCAGGATTTCTATGACAAATACCGCATCTACCTATTGCGTGATAACCGTGGGTCTTCCAAAGCCGACAACACCTCGCTACCGTTTCTGGACCCCATTCATTGCGAAGACGCATTCGTCCTTCACTGCTCGTCATGTGGCAGTTCTTTGGTTTCTTTGTTCTGAATCCATCCGCTGTAGGAGATCTTGGTTGGAAGGTTTGACGATACCGATGTTGGTACAAACGAATACGATGCACCAGTTGGGTTGTCGTACTTCTCAACCATCTTCACCGAACCGTCAAGATTGAACTCAACCCTCTTTACTTTCGGGCAAGCAGTGACGGGGTGTTCCCCACCAAGGCAGTACTGGCATTTCTTGTCTTCCATCTCAAACCTCACTATGTGCGTCTATGAATGATGTGATCTTCTGTGCGATTGTGTCACCGTCGTAACCTGGGTTGGCTCTCAACCATTTCAAGAAATCCCACCAGCGAGACATCTGCTCATGATCATCAAACACGACATTGTAGGAGAACACTGCTTGTTTCGACCCAGAGTTTCCAGTTGTTCCAGACCCTCCAGCAACAGCTAGTTTCTGATCCATTCCTGCTGGGGCAACGTATCTGTCGCTTCCATCTTCTTGGCGAACCGTATCCATTACTGGTGCTGGGTCCATTAGTACTGGCGGAATATAGGCACCTGCAGCACCGTTTGCGTTGATTGACGAGTACGACTCGTCTACTTCAGTACCGATGGCGGCCACTTCGTATTCGTCCCAACCGACTGCATCAAACAATTCAGGGAAGTCATACACGACATCGTTGAGAGCGGCATTCAATAGTTCTGGGTCGGTCTTTCCAAGATCTGCAACTCTGTTGTCAACCAAGGCAAACGCAAGGGCTTCAGATGTTTCCCCTTCCATCTTCACAGCAGCAACATGAGACCATCCAAGTTTCTTTACAGCCTGGAGTTGATGGTTTCCTGCCACGACGACATACCTGCCATCCTCTTGTTCTTTGATAACAATCGGCTTTAGTTGTCCGAACTGTGAATACGAAGCCATGATGGCATCAACGTTTCCAATGCGAGGGTTACCAGGGAGTGGATCAAGTAATGACACATCTACTGCTAAGTCAATTAAGTTCTGGTTGATATTGTGATTCATCTATCTCCTTAGGTGGATGTCAGTTGCTCGTCTGAGCTCTAACGTTTGCGTTAATTGTGCGAAGAGCATCAATGGAAGAACGAACTGATCCAAGTTTCTCTCTCTTTGACTTGATGAGCGCATCGGCAATCTTCCACTCCATGTGGGTGTCGGCAATCTGATAGTCGGCCCATGCTTCACGTTCCTTGATTGAACCGTTAGCGGCAAGATACGCCTTTGCCCATTCCGTCTTGAAACGAACTTCTTTCTTTGCAGAGTCAATAGCGAGAGTCTCAAAGACTTCCGTCTCGCTTTCTAGATCTTCTAGAAGACGCAGGATTTCCTCTTCCACCTCTACTTGGCTGATGGGCGCGTTCCTTGAGTTCTTCATATCTACCTCAGTGCTATACGGACGGAAATCCCGACCAGTCAATCTTGTCTAGTGCAGCCATATTGGCTACTGGCCAATCATATTCACTTTCACCGAGGCGCGCTAGTCCCATTTGGCGTAATACCCACGCATCACACATATCGTCGGCACCTTTACCGCTCCAGACAATCCCGGTTCTGGCTGAGATAGACGAGACGACTTCGTTCTTGGATGCGTTCCCTTTGCCTGTGGCGAACTTTGCTCGGCTCGTCGGAGGAACATCAATGTATGCAACCCCCGCTTCGTAAAGGGCGAGTCTCACCACACCACCCAACTCACCAAGTGCATGAGACTGACTGTTGCGAGAAGAGAACGAATAACCCTCAACTACAACAATCGGGTCGTCTTGTGCGGCCACAACAAGCATGATCCCATCACGGATGTTTGCAAGACGTTCCATGCCTTTCGTCTTTGCTTGATAAGCGAACGAACCTTCCTTAGAGCAAACTCCTGTTGAGGAGAGGCTGAGGTCAAGTCCAATAACGTTAGGCATGTCACGATACTACCAACCGTTGTCTACGGGTTGTCGAGAAATCTGAATGGTATTGTGCTTTCGTACCCCCCCCACGAAAGGACATTAAATATGTCAACAGCAGTACTCGCCCCAACAACCATCACATTGAACATTGCTGGAGGATTAAGCACCAGCAGTATCGTCACAATGGCTATGCCGTTCGCTGGCAAGATCACAAGTGCTTATGTTGCCTGCACCACAGCACCCGTAGGTTCAGCACTTGTCTCAGACCTTAAAGTTGGTTCTGATGTCGCAGCAGCGTTCTCAATCGCAGCCGCAGGAACTTCAGACCAAGGCACGCTTACCGCTGCTAATTGCGATTTCGCAGCCGGCGCCCTTGTCAGTCTTGACGTTTCGGCAGTTGGTTCTGGCACCGCTGGTTCAAACATCACCGTAGCTTTCACAGTCGTTCAAGCCTAAGCAACAGCAACAACAAAGAGAGCAGCACTATGTCTGGAATCATCGCACCATCAATCGTCAACTTTGACTGGACCGTAAGGCAGAGCGACCCTTCTTACCTGAATGTGTCTTTCCCATTCCGTGTCAAGATTGAGTCAATCTGGTTCACCACACAGCAACTCTACGGAGCAACCAATGGTCTTTGGAACACCACTGATGGTGAAGGTGGAAACATTTCCGTAGACATTGAAACGACCGAACGACTACTGCGCCTTGCAGCAGTCAAGACCAAGAACTCAAAGACACAGCATAGCCAGTACGACAATCCATCAGATTGGATGTTTGGCTTTGAGGATGTTGGCTACGACGGCTCAGTGACTGACGAACTAAAGCCAACAATGTGGCTCGGCAACCCAGATGATGCTGCTGGAAGAGTTGGGGCATTTACACCACAGCCATACTTTGGCAATGGCGTACTTGACCTGCGAAGCACAGCAGCGACACCTATTGACAAGGCCCAAGCATTAAACAATAGTTGGAACGAAGTGGAGCACAACGCAAATACCTACCTTGCGGATGTTGCAGTTATGAACACAGACGAAATCCTTCAACTGTTTGTTTACGAAGATGGCGGCGACTGGACAGGCTATGAGAATGACGCAAAGGTCACAATCTCGGTTGCTTACACTGGCATCCACGGCACAGATACACCATCGGCTTCAGCTAAGCCATGGACAGCATGGTGGAACGACTAATATCGCCTCGTGGCGAAATTACCATCAACATTTGCGCTTGATACTGGAAACAAGTTAAGCGACAATTTCTTTGACATCCGTTGGATCTCATTTGATCTAAATACCCAAGCACCGAAACGTTGGTACACCGTTGGCGAAGAACTGCCTGGTGGAGACCTAACCGAGTGGGGATGGGGGGAAGTTGACGCTGAAGGCCGTTTGGTTGTTAAGTACTACCGTGAGGAAGTATTTGGATCAGAAGACGAAGTAACCAAACTCTGGTTTGTCCTTCTTGATGGGCGACATATCCAGCCTGCTCACTTTATTCTTCTTGGATTTGCAGACGGTAGATACCCTTGGGGAACAGTATTGGATGGGTCAGAAGCCTCTCAAGTCCTTGAGAAAGGGTACATGTCCACATGGGCCGCAATGATTAACTGGCGCGCTGGAGACCCAATGATTCAGCAAATTACTACTGCCCCGAACTGGCGTCGCAAGAGACTTTCAGTCATGATGTTTGGTGTCTGTGATGTCGTTAACGCTTGCTACGGGTTTAGTCCTGGAATCGTTATTCATGGCGGTGCAATCACCACCGCAGACGGTGAGAAACTGCGAGATATCTATCCTGGCGGTAGCAGTCGAATAGATGATCGCATTGGTTCAGTTGGTTCTCAAGAATCGTAGGCGTGCTTAGCCAAACCAAGATCAAAGGCTAGTTGCGGGTAATTACCGATTCTGTGATGACATTCCCTGCATACACACATCAGATTCTTCTCGTCAAGGATTGAACCACCCTGTGATCGCCTAACTAGTTCATGGACATCCACGGAGCGTTTCCTGACATAAGTGACCTTCTCGTCATGCGCAGCAAAGACTGGACACGCCTCGCACCAGGGTTTCTCCGAGAGAAGCCTCTCAACAAGCGGTCTCCTGAGTTTGTATTCTTGTTCCTTCTTCTTGGAACGATGCCTCATGCGAGGTCAATATCAATCTCGTCAAACTTCCATTCGCCGGCGAGGCTGAACCACAAGGCCCTGTCAATCTCGGTCGGGTCGTAGTCAGCATCAAAGGTCATTTCCTTGTGCTTCTCAATAGCCCTACGCATAAAGTCGGCAGAGGCAGCAAACTCGCTCGGTTCATCGGACTCAATAGCATCAAGCCTGTCGCACTCGTCAAGACGGTTCTCCACATGGAAACGGAACCTGAGAACCTTCTTCTTGCGATCGTCAGCAGAAGCCTGGGCTTCGGCGAGCAGTTTGATTCCTTCGTCACCAAAGGATTTGTAACGTTCTTTGTCGTCCTCTTGGTGTTCGTCTATCTCAACGACCTGATCCTCAAGGTTGGCAAGGAGAACAAGGATGTGCTCGCGCCACCTTGAACGGTTCTCGTAAAGCCTGAGATATTTCCTCTGCTCCTCGGTAACCCTGTTCTTGACGTCCTCGGCTACTAGTCGTGCGAACGAATCCTCGTTCATCATGACATCACCTCTTCTTTGACCAGGCGGGGCAGTCTTTCTTGAAGGCGCACCAGTCGCACAGTTTGGTCTTGTTTGTCTTGAAGTCGTTCGTTTCGCATGATGTCTTTAGTTCTTCCCAGGCTTTGGAGACAGTTTCCTTCATCTCGGTACGGGCCTCTATCGTTGGCTCGTAGGCTACTCGGGTTCCTTTGCCCTTGAGGTAAATGAGTTCAGCGTTAGAGACTTTGATCCCCATCGTAGTCTCAACTAGCTCGGTGTAGATCATGAGCTGCAAGCGTTTGTCCCTGTCGTATGGAGGCTTGGATACCTTGCCTGTCTTGTAGTCAGAGATGGTTGCGCCGTCTTCACCCATGATCCACCTGTCGATGAATCCGAGGATTGGGACTCCCTCAATCAGACCGAAGACTTCGTTCTCAACGCCGTCTGGTTCAATTTCGTTTGGATCTTCCAACTTGAAGTAGTTCTCTACACAAGTCCACGCGTTCCATCTCATCATGTGCTGAGCGTATGGCCCGAGGTAAAGAACGTTCTCTGCGTGTTGCTGCCACTTGTCGTGCCATTGTTGAACCATAAGTGCTCTTGCGGCGTTAATGGTTCTGCCACCAGGTTCTATCCCGAATAGGGCTTCTAGAACCTCGTGGGTCATGTTTCCGACGGCCTGAGCCTCGGTTTGCTCTTCAGGGAGTTTGTCTATTCGGCTGTACTTGTACTTGAGAGGACATTGCAACCAAGTTGAAACCGAAGAGGGGGACATCCTCTCCGGCATCTGTACTGCGGTCACTTATTTACATACTCGCCGTTGAGCTGGATGCGTACGCACTCAGCAATGCAATTCTCAACTTGTGCGTCCGTAGCAGACGACTGTGTTGGCTTCTTCTCGCCTGGATAAGTCATACCCCACCATTCAGAGAGAGCGTCTTTCTCGCCTTTGTCCATCTTTGAGAGATGACCAGAGAATGTTTCCCACAGAGCAGGAGTGACTCCACCAGTCTTTGCGGGTTGCTTCTCCTGCACCACAGGCTGCTCGTACGCCTCATCGGCATACATTGCGTCTTCGGTGCGAGCAAGGTAGAGACCGAGACCGATTTGTTGAAGAGCCTTCTTGAGCGCGTCAGAAACAGCACCCTTGAACTCGTCGCCAAGATCCACGATGTCGCCAGTCTTCTTGCGCTTGATCTGCTGTCCGCCAACACCGTCGTATGTGGCGCTGATGCGTTCGTTGATGTGAGAGTTGTGCAAAGTTACAGTAACTCGCACATGGGCAATAACCCAGTCAGAGTCAATTGCGTCTCGACGTACGTCAATCACTTCGCTTGACCAGTTGCCTACTCCGATGACTTTGTTCATCTTGTTGATGACTTCGGCAATCGGTAGATAGGTGAGTGCGCGACCACTCTTGTTTACGCTTCGTTCCATTTCAACGGGGAAAGGATCGGATAGTTGTTGATAAATATCAGTGCTAGTAGTTGTCATGTTTATTGTTCCTCTGTGTCTGGGTCTTGGCCGTCAACGATAGTCATTGCCTGTCGTACGACGATTGATGTCTTTGGTTCGCCGACCTCGCAGTATTCATCTGCGATTACGCCGATCTTGGATAGGTTCTTAACTCGCCAGTAAGAGACCGCCCCGTAGGACAGCATCTCTTTCATCATTTCCTCAGGAGATTTCATCACTTCTCCTGTATCCATGTCAACTGCCGAACTAATAATTCTGCGCGCTACCTCATCGGCAATCTCGGCGTGCTTCCAAGCCTTGCGTGGGGCACCGATGCGCTTCTCAACGATTGCTCCGTTAATTTCAATTTCTGGATCATCGCCCATCACATCTGCGAGCATTCCGGATACGTGTTCCCAAGCGTCGGCAATCATCTTCTTGATGGTGTGCAGCTCGGAAACTACAGCGGCCATCTCTCGTGGTGTGCTGCGAAGTTCAACAGCCTGTTGTGTTAATTCGTCAATGATGGTCTCCAATTTGGAGACCCTTTCCTGTGGATCTGTACTCATCGGTTCCTCGTTTGTCTAGGGGTAAGGATTATCTCTAAGCAATGATGATAGCCCGACTTCGCTGCGGAAGTCCAAGCCCAGCGAGAAATGAATATGCACCTACACAGGAGTCCACTTGGTCGTCATGGACGGTTGCTTCCGGGAAGGATGACATCTCGTCCAACCAAGCCGTCAGCCATGAAGCCCTGACCACTCGAACATTGCCATTAGCCACGGCAGCCCCAAACGGACGCGCTCTAGTGACCTTGTCACCCGTCGCTCTAATTCCCGAGAAGTCATAGCCAGCAAGGACATAACGGGCATATTGGTCAATGAGGTTCTTGCCTGCCGAACCAGGTTCCTGCTCCATCCTGATTGACACCGAAGGGCCGTCTTCCCTTGCCGTCCTACCAATGAGTTCCTCCACCTTGTCGCCCTTAACCCTTGCCCGTTGGACATCAAGCACCCATGCGATGCCTTTATCAAACATGACGAGCGTCCCGACCGTCCAGTCGGGGTTGGGGTTTGAGTGGGTGGGTTCGGTTCCAGCAAGGTCCCAATACCTGACCACCCGAGCCGAACTAGTGGAAATCTCAGGTATCTCAAATGGATCAACTAAGACAAAGTCATCCCTTTGGAACAAGGTTCCGAGGGTTGTTGTCCACCAGTCGCCCTCTTCAAGCCTTCTGCGTTCAATCGGGTCAAGTTCCTGAAGAGCCCTACGGTACGAATCGGGGTCAATACCTGGGTTGTCGGTCAACTTGGAAGGTACGAACACACGTCCGTATTCGTTCCCCTCAACCAAGAACCTCTGCCTCACCCAGTTAGGGGCAGGGTTGGAAGCACATCTCATCCTCAGGGGGACTTGAGACAATGGCCCCGAGGAAGGACGGCGCAGACGAGAGAACAAATACCTGTAGTCGGACTCACGGATTTCGGTTACTTCGTCCATCCCGATGAACTGGAGCTCAACACCCTTGTATCGCAGATAGTCGTCTTTGTTGTTTAGGTAGCCGAATCCAATTCGTGCGCCAGACGGGAAAGTCGCTGTGTAAGTGTTTGCGTTCCATCTGATCTCATCGTGTGGAGCAATCCATTCCCTGAAGCGATCCATAAGTGCTCCAGGAAGAGTGAGGTCTTGCAGGGTACGACGAAAGAGAAGAGCAGAATAACCAGGAATATCTACATATTGAAGAGCAGCCATCAAGATGGCCGATGACTTACCTCCACCAGCAGCACCACCGAATAATGCTTCCATAGCGTTCGACCTAAGGAACACCTTCTGCTGCATTGATGCCCTCTCGGGACAATACGGAGACTCCTTCGGTGTTAGAAACTCAAGAACTTTCTCCCAGTCTGTACTCATACCACTCCATCTACTAGGATTTCAACCACCGCAGCCCAATGAATGTAAGGTGGTAGAGTGAGATTACCGCGCCGTGTCCCCCAGAAGATCAAAGACGGAATAGGAGGTAGAGCTTTCTTTGCATACCTATCCCTGATTATCTTCGTGTTCGCCACGCCTATTGGAGTATTCATGATCAGCCCATCCTACGGTTTCATCTCGCTTGGCGGTGCCTCTCTTGTTAGCGCATGGATTCTAGGGGCTGAATAATGGCTTGGAATACGACCAATAACAAGTCTATTTCTAACGCTGGGGAGAAAGCCCTACCTATGGGCGCACCCATTTCTACAAACCCATCTTTCACTCAGAGGGGTTACCACGACTCGTGGGATATTGAACGGGTCTACCGAGACGGTGTACGTAAAGTTACTTGGGTCTACCGTTGTATTGATGCAATCTCTGGAAACCAAGCCCGTCTGCCAATGCTTGGGCACAAAGACAACAAGCCCGATGGTGAAATTGTCAAGGACGCCAAGGTTCTAGATCTCCTAAACCGTAGAAGTAACGTCGGCGAAGACTCCTTTGCTTTCCGTTACAGACTCTCGGCTCAGTTGCTCACATCAAGCCGAGGAGCGTTCGTTGAAGTCTTGCGTGGACGTGGTGGCGATCCAATCGCACTCAACCTTCTCCCACCCCAATACACATCTCCGATTCCTGATCCCAAGAAGTTCGTATCTGCCTACGAGGTAAGACTGCCGAACATGGGTATTCAGTACATCAAGCCTGAAGACGTACTGTGGTTCAAGCATCCTCACCCTCTTGACCCATACCTGTCAATGACCCCAATGGAATCAGCAGGCGTAGCCATTGAGCTTGAGACTCTCGCAAAGTTCTACAACAGAAACTTCCTCGTCAACGATGGACGCCCAGGTGGCCTTCTCGTAGTTAGAGGCGACATGGACGAAGACGACAAAGATGAACTCAGGTCTCGCTTTCGTGGAAACATCGGTAAGACCGGATCAACAACCGTCATCGCATCCGCTGAGGGAGTTGACTATGTTGACACAGGTGCTTCACCCAGAGACGCTGCATACATTGAGATGCGCCAAATCTCCAAAGAAGAAATCCTTTCCGCTTTCGGCGTTCCTGAGTCAATCATCGGTAACGCATCAGGCAGGACATTCTCTAACGCCGTAGAAGAAACAAGAGTCTTCTGGCTTGAGACAATGCCTCAGCATCTTGAAATGCTTGCGCGTGGACTTGACCCATTGCATCCCGATCTTTATTTCGACTTTGACATCAAAGATGTGCCAGTTCTTCAGATTTCCAAGCAAGAGAAAGAAAGATTCCTTATGCAGGAGTTCGCTAGTGGTCTTATCACCGCCAACGAATACCGAACAGGAACTGGTCGTAAATTGGTTGACTCAGAACTTGCCGATGCAATGTTGGCAAGCCCGAACCTTGCACCAATCGGTAACACCGAGAAGAAGATGGAAGCACCGCCTCAGCCAGGAATGATGGGGCCACCGCCAGCTGGCGAGCCTGCACCAGAACTTGGACAAGAAGCAGCCATGGGTGAGCAAGCAGGAGAGGCTCCTCTTGAAGAAGGAGTCACTACACCTGATCAAGGCGTAGCTGCTGACACAATGCTTTCAGCATCAACATCGATCGGTAAATGGGGGACCAAACAAGCACCCGAGAACAACGCAGAAGACGGTTGGGATACCAAGGAACTTGATGATGCCGATAGGTGGGCCGAGATTCTTGATTCAAACCTAGAGAGGTTCTTTGATCGTCAACAGCGAGTTGTGATAGAGAAGTCTGACGGAGCGAAAGCAAAGAAATCCCTCATCGCAGGAACACTCACAGCAGCAATGATCTTTGATCTAGATGTCTGGAACAAGCAAATGCGCGACGACATCAGGCCACTAGTTAAGGCAGTTGTTGAAGATGCAATGCGCACAGCCAACGAACGTACTGGTATGCCGATGGATACTTCAGAAGAAGAAGTTGAGCAGTACATCAATGAACAGATGGCCCGGATTGAGAAGTCAAACAATACGACCAGCGACGAAATTGGCGCAGCAATTGTTGTAGCGATGGCTATGGCTCAGGAAGATAAAGAAGAAGGCGCACCAGCCCTCAAGTCTGCTTTGGTTGCCACTTTCGTTCATCTCCTCGCCAAGAGAAAGAGACTTATTGCCGAGCATGAATCACAGACTGCCTATAACGCAGGAATGTGGTTTGCTGGTAAACAAGCAGGTGCAATGAATAAGACTTGGGTGACTCGCAAGGATACGAGCGTAAGAGCGACCCATAGAGAACTGCAAGGTAAGAGCATCCCTCTTGCTGACGGATTCACGGTAGGGAACGAATCATTGCGATTCCCTGGTGACCCATTAGCACCAGCAGGTTTGACAATTAACTGTCGATGCAGACTTAGGTTTAGCGTCTCCTAATAAGAGACATTGACCCTTAGTGTTCCTATCTCGGACCGTAGTTCCTCAATCACCAAGTAAAGACGTT